TCATGGCGTGATCTCGACGCGGATGGTCTGCGGCTGCGGTGCAGCCTTGAGCCTCAGCGTCAGGTCGAGTGTGACGTGGCCTGGGCGCGGCATCTGGGCTGTGACGCGCTGGACGATGACGCGCGGCTCCCAGCGCTGGATGGCGACGGCCACCTCGCAGTAAAGGTCGGCCAGCCACTGGGCATTGACTGGCCGGTCGATCAAGTCTCGCAGGCGGCAGCCGTATTCGGGGCGCATGATGCGCTCGCCCGGATAGGTGGTGAGGATGTCCAGGATGGACTGCCGGATGTGGTCGAGTCCGGCGATGCGCCGCCCGGCGGCGCGATGCAGGCCGATCCAGCGTGACAGCGAGTCTATGGTGGGCGCACGACGTGGCAGTATCTCGATGAGCGCGGCGTCTGGCATGGCTTAGTCCACCTCTTCCAGGATGCTTTCGATGAGGTCTTCTTGTGCGCGTCCTGGCGCGGCCGGCGGCACGCATTCGATGCGCGTGCGCAGACCCTGCGCGTCCAGCGTGTGCTCGGCGCGTTGGATGACCCACTGGCCGCCGACCGGCTCGGAAAGGCCCGTGACGAGCACGTGATGCCCAGCCAAGAGCCGCGTGTCACCCGGCAGCTCGAGCGTGAGGCTGCCGCTGGCACGCCTTAGCTGGCGTAGCCGGGCCTCGGCGGCGGCGCGGGCGTCGTCCTCTGTCTTGGCGTCGTGGCGCAGGTCGAGGGTGGGGGCGTCGGCGTGCTCGCCATCGCCGACCTCGATGGGGTAGCGGCGGCCGGTGTCTGGATCGTAGGACCAGGCGCGTACCTTGCCGTAGCGGTGGCGAGCGTTGGTGGTGTAGTCGTAGCGGGTAATGCGCCTGGCATCGATGCGGTGCAGGGGCGGAGTCCAGTCGGCGGCCTCGCGACCCGGCGGCAGAGCGCTGGCGTGCGGGCGCAGGATGAGGCGATCGGCGTCGAGACGCAGCGTCCAGTCGCGGGCGCGGGCGAGCCTGGTGAGCAGCGCCATATCGCTCTCGGTCTGCTGGTCGATATGACCGAGCTCGATACGCTCGGCGTCTGGGTGGATGTGCGCCGTGAGCCGGTGTTTTTCTGCGATGCGCCGCGCCAGATCAGCCAGGGTGCGGTCGTCGCCGTCATCGATCAGCGGCGCCTTTAAAGCGGTATTGACCAGATCGGCTCCCTTGGCGGAAAAGGCGATGGACAGCGGTGGGCCTGACAGCCGGACCTCATCGACGATAAAGTCACCGATCGTCGGTATTGTGGATTGCTCCATATAGCCGAGCAGCAGGCGCACCTTATCGCCGACCGCTGGGAGCTGCACGGACTGGCCGCGGTCGTCGAGCTCGACCTCCAGCGAGTCGCTGGCCAGCCCCTCGGCATCGACGACCGTCAGGCGCGTGGTGCGCTCCATCAGCGTGCCGGTGATGTCTGCGCCGTCTGTGCTGTACAGGTAGAAGACGGGACGCATCAAAAGGCCCTCGGCTCTGGCGCGCGCCGCGGCAGCGACGGCATGACGACGATGAGACCGGCAGGCAGCCGCGCCGGATCACGCGCGGCCAGCCCTGGGTTGGCGTCGAGCACGCGCTCGACGGTGCCGGCAAGCGTGCCGTACCAGCGCCAGCAGATCAGATCGAGGCGGTCGCCCTCGCGGGTGGTGTACGTCGCGCTCATGCGATGTCGTCCCCGTAGGCGGCGAGCGTGAGGCTGAAGCGCTGCTCAAGCGCGGCGCCGCGCTCGCCGATGGTGGGCTGCTCCTCGTCCAGGCCGGTGATGACCCAGCGGCCAAGCACCTCGCCGTAGCCGGTGACGAGCGTGAGCGGCCGTGCGCCGGCGCCTTGCGTGAGCGCGGCGTCGGCCAGCTCGCGCAGGGCATTGATCTGCCCGACACCGCCCCGGAAGGCGGGCAGGATCACACCATCGAGCGTGATTTCGTCCGTGCCGCGCCCGGTGAACTGGCGCGCTGGATCAGCCCAGAGCCTGTCCTGTGCTGGCCAGCGCCACTCGGTCTTGCGCTTGACCGACTGGTAGGCGGCGGTGTCCACAGCGAAGCGGAAAGTAGTGGAGCCGTCGCCCAGGGTCATGAGCACATCCATCAGGCCATGCCTCCATCGATGAGCGCAGCGCGTCTGGCAAGCGCATCGCGGCGAGACATGTCAGCCAGCGCCCGCTCGACCTCGCGGCGCACGGCGGCGGCCACGTCCTGCGCCGCATCTGGGGTGGCCTGGCCGTTGAGGTTGACGGTGATGTTGATCTGCGCCGGTGTCATGGACGGCATCTGGCCCGCGGCGGCCGACGGCGCGGGCATGGCCAGCGGGGCCGGCGCGATGACCTGCGGCGCGGGCATGGCGTGGGCCGAGAGCGTCACCGCGCCAGCGGCGATTGGGGCGGCCAGCGCGCCGGCCACGCCGCGCAGGGCGGCGAGCGGCAGATTGGCTGCCTGCGTGATGCCTTGCGACAGGCCGGTCATGAGATGCCCACCGATCGCGGCAAAGACGCGGCTCGGCGAGCGGATGCCCAGCGCGCCCTTGACCGTATCGGCGATGCCGCTGGCGATGCCAGTGACGCTCTCTTTAAGCGCCTGCCAGCGCTCGCGGATGCCACCGATCAGCCCATCGAGAATGGCGCGCCCGGCCTCCAGCATGCGCGCGGGCAGCGTGCTGATCCACTGCCAGGCGGAGTTGAAGGCGTCTTTGACCGTTTGCCAGACGGCGGCGAGCTTGGGGCCGATCACGTCCCAGTGGCGCCAGATGAGATAGGCCGCCGTAGCGATGGCGGTGAGTGTCAGGCCGATCGGGTTGAGCAGCAGAGCGCGGCCGACCAGGGCGATGGCGCGCGCGGCAGCGCCAGCACCGGAGACGATGGCGCCCCAGGCGCTTGAGGCAACGGCGGCCACCAGCGATCTGAGCCGCGCGCCCAGGCTGCGGGCCGCACCCGCTACGCCACCGCCTTTGCCGCCGAGGTCTGGCATGCCGCCGGCGAGCCCGCCGCCGGGCATGTTGACCACCCAGACCTTCTGCACGCCGCCCGTGACAGCCTCGACCGCGCCGCCGATGAGGTCGCCGTTGCCAGATGGCTGCCCTGTAGCGGCCGCTTTGCCGCCGCGCAGCAGCCCGATGATGCCGCGCAGCTTGCCAAGCGCGCCCACGGCGATGAGCGCCGTGCCCAGTGCGGCCAGCGCGGTGGATAGTCCGGCCAGCCCAGCCACGGCTGCCGCTGTGACCTTGGGGAATCGCTCGATCAAACCGTCGATGGCATCCACCACGCGCAGCACCACGCCGGCGATGGCGTCCTTGATGGGCATGAGCGCCTGGCCAAGGCGTATCCAGGTTTGCTCCATGCGGTTGACCATCTGCTGCCACTTTGCGCCGGCGGAATCGTTGATGATCTTGCTGGCCGACTCGAAAGACCCGGCGCTGTCGCGGATGGCGGCGAGGTCGTCCTTGAGCGTCTCGGTCTGCGTCAGCAGTAGCATGACGGCGCGAAAGCCCTCGTCCCCGAATCCTTTGCGCAGCTTATCCTCCATCTCTGGCGCGAGCTTGTTGATGTCGCCGATGCGGCGTTTGAGGTTTTCTAGTGTGCGGGCCAGATCGAGCTCGCCGGTGCCTTTCTTGACGGCCACCTTGAAGCCGATCTCCTGAGCGGCCTTGAAGCGGTTGGCCAGCATGCTGGCCAGCGCCGTGCCCGCCATGCTGCCTTGCAGACCAGCGCTGTTGAGCCGGCCGACGGCGGCGGCCATGTCCGAGACCGCGAGCTTCGCGGTCTTGGCGGCTGGCGTGGCGTATTTGAGCCCCTCCGTGAGCTGCGAGAGGTTGCGTAGCTGGAAACGCTGCTGCGTGGCGGTGATGATGTCGCCCATGCGCGCGAACTCGCCGCTGGCCTCGCGGCTGCCGTCGCGCATATTGTTAAAGAGGATGGCGACCGCTTCGCCCGCCTCGTCGGCGCTGCCGCGCGTGGCTTGGCCGACCTTGATGGCGACCTCGGTGGCGTAGGTGGCCAGCGCATCGGGGATGCCGGCCGAGAGGATGTTGTAGGCGGTGTTGTAGTAGTCTGTGATCGTGGCTTTGTTCTGGCGCGTGAAGGCGAAGGCCGCCGCCTGCATCTTGTCGAGGGACTCTTTGGTCACACCCGGCATCGAGGCGATGACTGCGCGCGCATCGTCGAAAGACGCGAACGATTGCAGCGCATGCATGCCGATCTGCTGCATGCGGGCCGATAGGCCGGAGGTCGCCAGCGCCATGCCGTGCAAGGCGGCACCGGCCAGCGCGGCCTTGGTCGAGATGCGTTCCAGCGCCTCGCCGAGCTTGCCTGTAGCGCCCTGTATCTGTTTGATCGGCGCGCTGGCGCGGTCGATGGCGGAGATCACCACGCCGACCGTCATGCCTGCTAGACTCATCGCATGTCCTCGCTCGGTATCGCTTTTGCCGTTGCGCTGCTGGCGTCCATCGTGCCGCTCTACGCTCTGGGTCTTGACTGGGAGACCGCCGCCGCGGTGGGGCTGCTCACGCTCATCGTCTGGCCGCTCGTCGTGCTGGCGCGCCGCGTCGTGGACTGGCTATACCGCCTGCTCACAGGCCGCGCGCCTTGAGCACGGCTTGCGCCCGGCGCACCCACTCGGCGAACTCGGCCACATCCATCGCCCGGCCCACGCCCGGCGGCCAGTGGTACGCGAGCGCCAAAAGCTCCAGACCATCCATCGGCGCGATTATCCGTTTCCCAGCATCTCCGCCACCGCCTTGGAGGCGGCGGCAAAGTCCGCCGCATCGAGCTCGCGCACCTGCTCGGGCGTCCACTCGGCCAGGTTGGCGATGAGCATCACCGTCTTGGCCGTCTCGCCTTGCACCTTGTCGATGGCCTCCAGGTCGCGCACTTTCGGCCGGCGAAGGCTTAGCACGCCGATTTGGGCCCCGTTGATCTCGACGGGTTCGCGTAGGGTGATCGTGGTCATTCAAGCCTCCTTCGCAGCCGCTTTGCGGCGGGTTTTTGGTGGTGTTGCGGCGGCTCTGTCCGCAATCGATGCGACATCGGGCAGCGGCTCCAGTCGCACGATGCCGCGCCGGGCGAGCGCCTCGGCGGTCGCGGCGTCGAGCGTGAGCGTGTCGCCTGCGGCCAGCACGCGCCCAGGCAGCCACCAGCCAGCGCGCAGCACCGTCACGGCGCGGGTGCCCATGTCAGACTCCCAGCGCCGCGCGCATGTCGGCGAGCTGGTCGGTGCCGTCGATCGTCGCCACCATGTTGATCGGGTCGATCTCATGCACCGTGCGCCCGGCCACATCCAGCTTGTAGTAGTGGCACATGGCGGTGACCTTGAGGTCGGACGCCTCGGCGGGCTTCCAGGCGTCCGGCTCGAAGGCCAGCACCGCGCGCAGCGTGATCTCGATCGGCTGCGTGCTGCCGTCATAGTCAACGAGTGCGCCAGTAAAGCGCAGCTGCACCAAACGCCCAGGCACGACCGAAAACTGCGCCAGCAGGTCCGGGTCGTAGCCGGTGAGCGTGAAAGAGCACTCGAGCTTTTCGACCGCGCCCATCGGGATGGCGACCTCCGCCCCCATGCCACCGGCCTTGTACTCGCGCACCACGGGCGAGAGCTTGGGCGGCGAAAACTCGCTCACCCGGCCAAGATACCCTTTGCCTGCGACGAAGGCGTTGAGATTGCTCAGGATGTGTTGGATGGCCATGTCGCGCTCCTATCAGTTGCTGAAGATGTCGGCCGCATAGTCGGCCACCAGATGCGAGCGGAAAGTCACGCGCTCGGCCGGGGCGGGCGGGGTAAAGTCGAAATCGAAATACACCTTACCCGCGGCGATGTTGGCCGGACTGTTGAGCTCCTCATCGAGCCAGCACCGCCCGCCCAGGATCGCGCCCACGCTCTTGAGGTGCCGCAGGTAGGCGGAAACCGACTCCTGCACATCGCGCACATAGGCTTTGCCGATCGCGCGATCCACCGCCCACAGGTGAGCCTGCAGTAGACTCTCCTGGATCATGTCGGCGGTGCGGCGCACACTCAAGAAGGCCCACTTGGGGTCTGCTGAACAGGTGCGGTTGCCCCACAGTCGGATGCCCCGCTCGCGGATGAGCGTGGCGACGCCAGGCTCGTTGAGCAGGTTGGCCTCGCTGTCCACGCGCCCCAAGCCGAAGTCGATGGGCCGCGCGGCGCGCTCGATGCCGAGCAGCGGATTATTCGACGGGCTCGCCCAAAAGCCGCGCTCGTTGTCGATCTTGGCGATCAGCCCAGCTACGTGCGAGCTGACCGGCACGACCTGGCCATCGGCCACGGCCCACGGGTCGATGAGATAGGCGCGATCTGAGCTGATCTGGGTGCGATAGGCCACGGCGCCTGACGTGGTGGTATTGGGCCCGTCGAGCAGCGCCACGCCGCGCAGCTTGGCCGCCTGCGCGATCAGCGCATCGGCCACCAGCTTGTGCTGGCTGAAGCCGGGCGCCAGCACGATGCGCGGCACCACACCCACCGTGCCGCGCGCGGTCTCCAGCGCGGCGATGCCGGTGCGCGCGCCGGTGGTGGTGTCGGTGCCGCCGATGATGGCCGCCAGCCGTTCATTGGCGGGCGTGTCTGGGTCGTCGGCCACCTCCGGCACGCGGATGGCGACGATGATGGGCGCATACCCCTGGGCGTGGATGGCGGCGATGGCGCCTGGCAGCGTGCCGGTCGCGCCCAGCACCGCGGCGCTGCGCGGCGTGGTGAGCAGGATCGGGGTGTTGAGCGGCGCGGCCGTGTCAATGGCCGCCGGCGCGGTGCCGACGATGCCGATGACCGAGCTGCGCACGGTCTGGATGGGGCGGATGCCGTCGTCGATCTCGACGACCTCGACGCCGTGATGGAATGCTTCTGGCATATCAGTCTCCTTGGGGGTTGAGGATTTCCGCCGCCCGTCCCGGCGCGATCAGGCCGGCCATCTCCAGCGCCTGCACGCCGGCGAGGGTGGCCGGGTCGGAGAGCACGATGCCCTCGGCCGTCTGCCACTTGAGCAGCGCGGCCTCGAGCATCGGGCTGGACTTGGCGGCGCCGAGGACGGTCTGCATCTCGGTGTCCGTGAAGCGCGACAGGAACTGCAGGCGCGTGATCCGCAGGGGCGTCGCGCGGTCGGCATCGGTGACGGCGAAGGTCACCGCCTTTACGGCCGCATCGTCCTGCGCAGAGGCGATCTCGGCCTCGCAGCGGTTGCTCGCGCGCCGGATCGCCTCGCGCTCCAGCAGCACATCGGTCACCATCTCGCCGGGCAGACCCAGCCGGTCGCGCTCCTCGGCACGCTCGATCCGCCAGTCCAGCGCCGCGATTTGCGCCGCGGCAAAGCGCCTGATCTCGGCCACGCGCCGGGCCTTGATAGCCGCCAGCGCCGCTGCCGCATCGCGCACCAGCGCGCCGTCCTGATAGCGCCACTCGCCGATATCACGCTCGTCAAAATTTGACGGCAGCGGCACGCGCACCAAATCAGGGCCGCCGGACTGCGGGTCTGAGCTTACGGCCAGCACCCATCCGGTCATGGGGTCACAAATCGCAAACATGCTGCCTCCTTATACGGTGATGTAGCGCACGTAGAGCGTACGTCCGTAGTACCATGTATTGCGCCGCAGACCGCTGCAGGCACACACCAGGTTGGCCGCATCAGACTCGCTGTTGCAATACGAGCCATTGCTTGTGTAGCTGCCCGTCTGTGTGCCGTAGCCTGGCTGACCATACAGGCTGCGGCCCGACGGCGTGGAGAGGTCTCCGCCGCTGCGGCTCCATTGCAGGTAGTCGTACTCGTTGCTGCCGTACCAGCGGCGCAGCAGGATGACTCGGGTGCCGTTTGCGACGAAAGTAAACGAATCCGATCCAGTGGAGGCGTACATCGTGCGGCCGCTGATGCCGATCTGCCGCGCGATTTGCGCGGGCGCGGCTTGGAGCGCCGTCAGCGCCGTGTCGGACTCCCAGACGGCGGTTTTTGCTGTGGTCGACGTCAGCACCGCATCGGCTGCCGTGTCCGAGGCCCAAACCGCCGCCATCGCCGTGCTGCTGGCCGCCACCGCCGCCATCGCCGTGCTGCTGGCCGCCACCGCCGCCATCGCCGTGCTGCTGGCTACCACTGCCGCCCATGCGCTACTGCTTGCCAGCACCGCCGCCATCGCCGTGCTGCTGGCCGCCACCGCCGCCATCGCCGTGCTGCTGGCTACCACCGCCGCCATCGCCGTGCTGCTGGCTACCACTGCCGCCATCGCCGTGCTGCTGGCCGCCACCGCCGCCATCGCCGTGCTGCTGGCCACCACTGCCGCCATCGCCGTGCTGCTGGCGCACATCGCCGCGGCGCCAGACGGAGACGCGATCAGCTGCTCAAAGGCCGCGACGTGCGCGGGCGTTTGCATCCATGTGTCCAGCGCCGATCCTGTAATCGACGGTGAGAGAATAACTTCGAGCGCCTCCGGCGGGCCATTGAGCAGCCGGAAGTGCCGGTGCAGTCGTGCAATCTCGGCGTAGGATGGAGCGATCAATGCCTGCGACATCTCAAGACTCCATGACTGTGTAGCTGGCGAGTGCGCCGGTGCTGTCGTAGTGGTAGGACGTGGTGCGCGTGCGGCCGCCGAGGACGCTTGCCGCCTGCGTCAACCGGCCCGCGCCGTCGTAGCTGTAGGTCGTGGTGCGCGTGCCGCTTGGCAGCGTCTCGCTCATACCGGACACGCGCAGCTCGCCATCGTGGCTGTAGGTGACGGTGTATGGACGTGCTGTGGCCGTGGCGATGGCCTCATCACGCGCGACCTGCTCGGCTGTGATGGCTGCCTGTAGCTGCGTCTGGGTGACGACTTCGCCCACGCCGGCCAGCGCGGCCACCAGCGCGTCGCGCCTGGCACCAAGGTCGGCGATCATGTCGTCCACCGCCTGCATCGATGGCCCGATCAGCGCATCGATGCGCTGCAGACCAAAGCGCGTCAGGTCGTCGATCACGCCTTGGAGGTCGGCTCGACGAGCCTCCAGCTCGGCGATGCGCGTATCGATATCGGCGAACACAAAGTTGAAGTAGTCCGCCGACAGCGGTGTAAGGCCGTCTTGCATGCGGTAGGCCGGATATCGCGTTGCCATCTCGCCACCCTCCCTATCACAGCGCCAGGTCGTAGCGCTCGGCCACGTGCCAGGCGCGCCGCCAGTCGTCGGTCGAGCCGGTGATCTCGATGCGGTAGCTGGTCTGCGCAGTGGCCGGGCTGTAGCGGTACTCGCGCCAGCGGCTGCGGCCATCGACGATCTCGTCTCGGCTGCTGGCCGGATCGAGCGGGCCACCAGAGAGCAACAGGCGGCAGCCGACGGTGTGATGCGCCGGGTCGTAGTCCTCAAGCAGCAGGCGCACGCGGATATCCGTTGATCCCGTGCTCAAAGTGCGCTGCGTCGAAATGTGCGCGAAGCTCGTGCCGACGCGCGCCACGCGCACCTGCGATCCGGTCAGGCGCATGGCCGGCATCAGGTCGGTGGTGCCGACAAACACCGCGCGCAGCGGCACCATGGCCGGCAGGCTGGCCAGACCGGACTCTGTGCCGTCGATGATCGGCCGCCAGACGCCCCCCACCTGATACTCAAAGACCAGCTCACAGCCGTCTGGCGTGACGCCATCGAACAGCATGTCGATGTCGGCGATGCCGCCCGAGAGCTGCAGCGGCTGCAGCTGCACCACGGCACGGGGGGAGGCAAAGCGGCAGAAGTTGATCCGCAACATCAGGTCGCGCTCGGCCGCCTCGGTAAAGAACTGGCCGTCTTGCCGGTACATCAGCACGCCCTGGGTGTACTCGGTGCCCTCGGTGTAGCCGACGCGGTGGCTGCCGCCCGAGACCAGCACCAGCGCATAGCGCCGGCCGGACTCGACCAGCACCGGGTCGGCAAACGGCACGCGCAGCCAGCCTGTGCTCACTGCGCCTGGCGCGAGCGTGGCGCGGGCGATGACGCGCTGCATGTCCGGCTGGCCCAGCGGCGCGTCGCACAGCATCACCTCCAGCCCGGCGGCGGGGTCTGCATGTGTGACAAAGAGCTCTACGCTGGGCACCCAGCCGGTCTGCGCCATCAGCAGCGTCTGTGCCAGGATCGAGCCCTGCACCGTGTGCGTGGTGGTCACTGCCTCCCAGTAGGTCTCGATGTAATGGTCGATCCAGATGCGCGTGCCGCGCACCGCGCCGGATCGAGACAGCATGTTGCCGACGTAGGCCGGGTCGATCTCCCAAGTCTCGTCGCCGCGGCGGTAGATGCGGGTGATCGGGTCAAATGGGCCCTGGCTCCAAAACCCGGTGTTGGTGCACCAAGTACGCGTCTCGCCGTAGCGTATGCGCTGGCGGCTCATCTGCCGCTGCACCATCTGCGTGGTCTGGTACTGGTACGCATTGATCGTGACCTCGCCGCGGCGCGTCTCCATGCGCAGACGCGGTATCTCGGTATATGCCGGCAGCAGCAGACCGGCGCTGGAGACACGCGCCTCTGGGTCGAGCGGGTTGAGCAGTGCGAGCGACTGCGTGGCGTGGCCGACGATGGGCGCTCGGATGCCCTCCTCGATGCGCGCGCTATAGCCGGTATAGGACTCGTCCGACTCGTCCGCCGTCAAAAAGTGATCCGCGCCGTAAAAGACATAATCGTCCGGCAGCTCGAGCCGCTCTTTGACGCGCGCCATGTCCTGCGCCACCTGCAGCATCTGGGTGAGCGTGGCGCGCGTGGCCATCTGCTCGCCAAGACCCGCGATATCGCTCATGATGTGTGCGATGCGCGGCTCGGCTGATGTGATCCAGCCCTCGGCGGCGCTCAAGCGGCGCTCGACGGCATAGAGGTTGGGCAGCCGGCGGCTGGCGGCCAGCACCACCTCTTGGATGCCGGTGGGTGACAGGCGCACGTGCGCGAGCAGCGTGTAGCCGGTGGGCGGCTCTGGGCGCTCTGGTGTCGGGCTCTCCAGCCCCTGCGCGATGTGGATCGTCGCCACACGGCGGCGCTGCATGGCCACCGCCTCGGGCTCCACCTCGCGGGTCTGCAGGTCGATCAGGAAGTCCCGCGGCTGGATGTCGGTGTCCTCCTCCTGTCCGTAGGCGGAGATGGCCAGCCACTTGCTGTCCTGCAGCGGCAGCATGGCAAAGATCGAGTGCACCTGCGCGCTCTCGATGGCATAGACCTTGCCGCTCGGGCCGTCATAGAGCCGCCCTGGCGCCACCTCGATCTCGGTCGCGGAACGCGACGAGACGGCCAGCCCGACAAATTGCCGCTCGGTCGTGATGGCGTCGGTGACCAGATGGCGGTCGGCCTCGTCCGCCCAAGTCTGGGTGTTATTGAGGTCTGCGGCCTGCAGCTCTTGCCTGTCGCGGTAGATGACCTGTTTTTCCATCGTTCAGCTCCTGTAGATGACTTGCCCGGCCAGCACCTGGCCAGCGCGGTGGATGCGTGATGCGCGCGCCACGCCATGCAGCCGGGTACGCACCAGCACCTGATCGTGCACGGCGCGCGCCCAGTCCATGGCGTCGAGCACCGGCGCGATGCGCGCGCGCGCGTCGCCCGTGGCCAGGCAGGCGCGCATGGCGCTGCTGGCGATGGTCATCGGCAGGCGCCGCGCTGGCATACGCACATGGGCCAGCGCCACAAAGGGCGGGCTGGTCAGGCGGGTAAAGCCAAGGTAGGCCGGCCCGTGCTTGGGGCGCGCTGCCACCGCCGGGTCGTGCAGGCGGATGCGGTGATAGATGCGCGCGCCGGCATCCGAGCGCGCCGTATGCGCGCCGTAGAGTGTCGCGCCGAATGTGAGCACGCCCGCGCGCCGCGCGCGCGCGGCGACGGTCTCGGTGTCTGGGGTGAGCGGCTCGAGCGACGGCGCCATCTGGCGCAGCGTCAGCAGATGCTGGCGCTCGCGATAGCGCACGCGCTCGATGCGCCACAGCCGCGCGCTGGCATCGGCGCGGCTCACCACGCCGGCAAGCGGGCGGCCGATCACCTGCCCCACGGCCTGCGCCCGGCGCGCCAGATCGAGCGTGCCGCTGGCCTCGGTATCCAGCGTGCTCCACTGATGGCTGGTCAGCGGCTCGACACGCCCGTCGGGCCAGACGATCTCGGCGCGGATGGCGCTGCGGGCCATCGCCGCGGTGCGGCATGGCGGCTCGGCGCGGTGGCCGATGTAGGCGCGCCCGAGCATCAGCCCCTCGCTGGCCGAGCGCTCCCGCAGCGTGTGCAGGCGCATCTCTGGATGCGCGTCCAGCCACTGGCGGCGGCTGGCGTCGTCCCAGAAGCCCAGGAAAGTCTTGGCCGGCGGCATCTCCATCCGGGCGATGTGCGCGCCAGCCAGCCGCGCCAGCGTGCGCAGACCAGCCGGCGTGCCGATGAGTGCGTGCAGCCGCGGACTGGCCGCGATGAGCGCGCGCTGCGCGGCCTCGTCGTCAGGCCACACGGGCGGCACATCCTCGCCGGCTGCCAGATGCGGCAGCAGCCGCGCCGGGATGCGCCGAGGATCGGCGAGCGTCGCGATGGTCTCGGCGCCTGGCGTCCATGGGCCAATGGCCTGGCTCGCCGCGATCTCCAGCGGCGTGGCGTTGGCCGGCAGCAGGTGCGCACGCTCAGTCATGGCGCGCCTCCGTGGTCAGATCGATGGCCGTGATGACGGGCAGCTCGCCCGGCCCTGCGGCCACATCCTCGGCTGGCGATGTCATGATCACATCGCGGATGCCGTCTCCCATCAGGGCAGCGACCATGGCCGCGCGTGTCAGATCGACACGATATGCAGATCGCCCGGCCAGCGTCTCGAGCCGCTGGCGCGCCTGCGCGACGAGCTGCGCGGCATCCATGCCAGGCGGATGGATCAGCCGCGCCGACACGGCAACTGGCAGCGCCTGCGCGACCGTCACATCCACATCGACAGACAGCGGCCGCACATCCTCGGCCAGCAGCGCGGCGGCCACCTGGGCGACGATGGGGTCGCCTGCGCGCGCTGCGCGCCAGCAGCGGCTGGCATCCGGATGCGCGCCGAAGAGCGACCGCCCCACGGCGGCGTCCTGCGCCGTCACGTCGCGGGCATCGTCGCTCACACGCGCCAGCAGGCACACCTTGACACGGCCGGGGCGGTCGGCCCACACATCCACCTGCCGGATGTCTGTCGAGACCGACAGCGCGCGCAGCCGCCAGCTCGCAGCGCTACCCGCGGCGGACAGTGCGTGATAGCCGATCAGCACCCGGCGGCGCAGCCGATCGTCGTCCTCGCCAGGCAGTCGCACGATGTCGTAGCGCGCGGCCAGGTTATCCAGATCGGCACCAGTGGCCCAGGGCAGCATCACGGCGCGAGACGCATCGTTGACGCGCGCGCGCAGCACCGTCTCCCGCCAGGCCGCCACCTCCAGAAGCTTGACCAGCGGCTCGCTCTCCAGGGCGAGCACGGGCGCGATCTCCGGCAGCCGCGCGGTGAGATCCGCCTTGATACTGGCGAGCACCGCATCAAAGCCGAGCGGCTCGACGACCGCCGGCGGCGGCAGGGTGGACAGATCAGCCGCAGATGACATCGCCGCTGCCCTCCACCATCGTGCTGCCGCAGGACACCGCATCACCGATGCGGCAGGCCGGCCGGCCATTGACATAGACCGTATCGCTGCCGGTCGCCGCCGAGCCGCCGTGCGCCGGGCACCGTGCGCAGCCGTGCGCCGACCAGCCATCGCCCAGCCGGTGCCAGCCGCGGCCATTGACAAGCACATTCGGGCTCGCGGCGGCGTTCTGGCGCGACGGAAAACAGCCGTGCCCGCTGCAGTGATCGCCCAGTCGAACAACGCCCGTGCCCATCAGTTGATCTCCACGCGGTCTGCTGTGATCTTGATCAGGCTGGGCGCGTGCAGGTGCAAACTGCCGGTATCGCGCTCATAGCGGATGTATCCGCCGCCGTCCCATGCCAGCAGCGTGTGCATCGGGTTGGCGGACGGTGCGGGATATTGCCCGCTCTGCTCAAACACCGCTGGCAGCGCCACCGCCTGCGCCAGATCGCCGGACGGCGCCAGCACCAGGCACTGCTCGCCAGTCGCCGGCGGGCTCCAGACGCGCAGATGCCCGGCTGCCCAGGTCGCCCACGGCAGCCAGCCGGTGGTCACGCCATCGCTGTGGTCGCCGGCGATGCGCACACGCACCCGGCAGCGTATGGCGTGAAACTCGGTCACCGTGCCCAGTCGCACCGTACCGCCACGGCCCCAGTCGGCCGCATCCAGCGTGATGACGTCGGCATCCACGCTCATGGCAGCATGTCCTCCAGCGAGGTCTCGCCGATGACCGGCTCGGTATCGACGCGCACGTATTTGTCTTCGTGGGCCGCGCCGATCCAGGGGGCCACGCCGAGATAGGCAGACGTGTAGCGCAGATCGTCAGCGCTCCCGATAGCGGCAGGATCGATGCGGCCGCGCACCCTGTAGATGGCCACGAGCGCCGCAGCGGCCTCCTCGATGCGCTCCTCCACTGAGGTGAGCGACATATCGATCGACAACAGGCCAGGCGCGGACACCCTCAGAGGTGCAGCAAGCGCCACCACCAACTCAGCTAGCGGCACCGCGTCGATATGATCAGCCTGCACGACGACGGCAACGCGCCCGTCAATGACATCTGTATCGCGGATGTCCATGCGCTCGACCATGACGGCGACCTGCTTTTCGCCCCAAGCGGTCAGCGTCAGCGCAGCATCCACAGCGCGCACACGCGCGCTGATGGCCTGGGCGATCTGCGCCCTCACATCACCCTCCCGACGAGCACGCTCACCAGCCCGGCCACCACCGTCGCGGCGATGCCGGAGAGCCACACCAGCGGCCCGCGCATGCCGTCGATGCGCCGCTCGGCCGCATCCATGCGGTTATCGAGATCATCCAGCCGCGCATGCACGCGGCGCACCTCGTCGCGCGTGGCCGCGTGCTGCTCCTCGATGCGCACCAGCCGCATCAGCGCATCGCGCATCGTCGCCATCTCGGCTTGCATGCCAGTCAGAGCACCCTCAATCCTGGCCAGCCGCTCGACGTGATCGTCAGTGCCCATAGAAACCCGTTTAAACTCGTTCAAAACCCGTTTAAATTCGTTCGGAGCGCGCCGGCCTATGTCCTACCATTGCCCGGCCATGAAAATCGCTCCTGCGGCCTTCTAGACCGCCGCCGCAAAAAACCCGCCCGCGCCGGCCGCGCCGGCCAGACGCGCCAGGCACCCATCGCGCAGCTCGGCGAACCGCCGGGCCAGCGCCTCCACCTCGTGCGGGGCCAGAAAGCGCCACTCCACACCGCCTTCCAGACGGCCCACCTTGGCCGCGCCGGCAAGGGCGAAGGTGTTGAGCACCGGGCAGGCAGTGCGCGCCGCCTCCCAGCAGATGGCCTCCTCGTAGTCGGCTCCTGCGCGCGCCACGGTCAGCACATCGATCGCCCGCTTCGCGGCGGATAGATGTGCCGTCAGCAGCGCCTCCGGCACATCCTCCGGCCAGCCGGTGAGCTCCCTGACGCGCTCCGGGGTCATGGCTCGGCATCAGTAGCCGTACACGCAGGCCTGCTTGATGGCGATCTCGTAGTCGACCGCGAAGTCGAACACCCAGCGCAGCGCGCGCGCATCGTCGTCCCAGCGCCGCTTCTGCCAGATCTCCGTGGTCATGCCGAACACCAGATTCTGCGGCGGGGTGAACAGCACCTTGCCGGTTGGGCAATATGGGCTGGTCAGGATCGGCCGGCCGAGGAAGCGGCGCAGCGGCGTCTCGGCGATGAACGCCGTGCCGGAGACGGTGCCCGCCACCTCGTAGGCGTAGGCGTCGGCGTCGCCCTCGTTCATCACGAAGGCCGCCTGTGGGCGATAGACATCCGGGCAGGCGTCGAACACGCTCTTGAGCGCCTGGCGCCAGGTCTGCGTGCCGCCCGGATCGATGTCCACCTTCGGCGTAGACGTCGCGTCCGCCGCCACCTGCACCCAGCCCTTGTTCAGCGTGGTGAAGCCGCCGCTGTTGTCGTCGGCCGTGCCGTTGAAGGCCAGGTCTTCAAGCTCGGCCTCCATGCGGTTGGCCAGCAGCTGCTCGACTTCCGCCACCAGGTTTGGATTGTCGGCGTTGTCGCGCAGGGTGGAGAGCGACATCTGCGGGAAGAGCTGCACCGGCAGCGCGGTGAGCGTGCAGCCGTGCTGGGTAGCCCCCAGGCGCTGCGCATCGGTCGGCGTCTGCCCCTCGGCCACGCGCACCAGCGAGCGCGCGGCGATGCCGATCACCGACACGTCGGCGCTCAGTTTTTTCATGCGCCGCGTCGTGACGTTCTTCATGAAGCCGCTGGACGACAGCAGCGAGATCAGCCGGTCGGCCGCTTCCGGGCGCAACTGCCCGCCGGGGTTCATGTCGCCGGGGCCGATCATGCCCTTGGCAATCTTGATCAAATCATGCATGGCAATACTCCTTGTCTTGAGTTTCAGCGTAGGCCACACCCTGCGCCGTGATGAACAGCCGCTTCGCGGCCTTGCGCAGATAACCGGCCTCAACGAGCAGCTCGATCTCGTTGAGCGGGTGTCCGCCGGCGAACAGGTTTTCGATCGGCACGCCCTTCCAGCCGCCGATGGCATAGTCCAGATAGACCGTGCGCATGATCTGCGCGCGCGCCTCGGTCAATGGCAGGATCAGGCTCATACGAAGCTCTGCGTCTCCGGCGCCTGGCCGCCCTCGGCAGGCGCGGCCGGCTTGGCCGGGGCAGCCTCCAGCGCCTCGATGCGCTTGGCCAGCGCCGCAGCCTCATCGAGCGCCTTGGATAGCGCAGTCTTGAGCGCCTCGATCTCTTTCTGGCCGTCGGCCAGCGCCTTTTCCAGTTTCTCGCGGCTGGCCTCGGCCTCAGCCTTGGCCACCGTCTCGTCCAGCGCCTCGCGCACGATGGCGCGCACGTCTTCAGGGGTCATTTCACGCTCCTTCTTCGGGGTAAAAATCCGTCGCCACAGGCTCGCCTCGTGAGCCACATCACTGCCCTTTTCAAGCCTGGCAGTTCCGGCGAGACTCAGGCCCTCCACCTCGCCGGCCTCGATCGCATCCCACAGCGCCGCATCCGTGACCTGGATGCCGACGGCCCACGCACCCTCTTTCTCATCTGGGAAAAAAGGGTCGCCGGAGCGGACAAGCCAGCTCTCGGCGACAAAGGCCGGCAGGAAGGAAAAATCGTGCTCGCGATCGACATTGGACGCGCGCCCGGACAGCATCCAGGCATCCGCCGCCTTGCGGATCGTCTCGGCGTCCGTCCAGTCGCCCTGACTGTCCACGCTGTCGGGCGCATAGACGATCCCGTAGACGCGCTTGAGCCGCGCATCGGCCTTGCGGATGGCGAACTCGTGCGCGCCGGATACGCCGCGCAGGATCACGCGCCGCCCGTTGGCCGGGCGCTTGACCAGGCTGATGAACTGCACATCCAGATCGGCGAGCTTTGGCATGCCGCGATGATCATCCATCGACCGCGCTTATTGATCGCGCAGAATCCATATATGGATGCTGATGATCAGCCGCGCCGCCGCGCTCATGGATCATCGCCGCATGGACGTCACCCTGGAAAAATCCGCCGCCGCGCCCACGCTGGACATGCTCGGCGCCAATGCCGACGAATACCCCTGGCCGATCGACCCGGCGCGGCTGATCGGCTGGACGCAGGCCGAACCCACCCACGCGCGCGCGCTCTCAATCAAGGCCGAGGCCATCGCCGCCGCCGGCTACACCGGCGCCGGCGCCGAGGATGCCGCCCGCATCCTGCCCGCGCGACGGCTGGTCGATGTGGCCCTCGATCTGGAGACCTACGGCAACGCCTTTTTGCGCATCGAGCGCGACCGCGCCGGCCGCATCCTCGCGCTTGCCCGCATCCCGGCCTGGAGCGTGCGCCGGCTGCGCGCCGGCGGTTACGTCTCGCGCCTGTGGGATGGCATGCGCGAGCAAAAGACCGTGTTCGCCGCCGACGAAGTGCTGCACCTGCGCCAGCCCTGCCAGCTCCCCGGTTGGTATGCCACACCCGCCTGGGCCGCCGCCGCCGGCGTCATCGAGCTCCTGGACGCCATTACCCGCTACAACGCGCGTTTCTTCGAGCACAACGCGGTGCCCGATCACATCGTCACCCACACCGGCGGCACGCTGTCCGACGCGCAAAAGACCGCCATCCGCGACTTCTTCCGCACCGAGTTCAAGGGCCTGGAAAACGCCCGTAAAACCCTCTTTGTCAGCCTCTCCGAAGGCCAGACGCTCGACATCAAGTCCGTGGCGCAGGCCAACGACGGCCGCTTCATCGAGCTCTACAAGACCGCGCGCGAGGTGCTGCCCGCCGCGCATGGCGTCCCGCCGCGCTTACTTGGCATCGCCACCCCCGGCGCACTGGGCGGGCTTTCCGAAGCGCGCGAGCAGATGCACATGTTCGAGGTCTTCACCCTCGCCCCGCGCCGCGCCGTGCTCCGGGATGCGCTCGCGCCGGTCTTCGCCGCCGCCGGCATCGGCGACTGGGACATCGCCGCGCCAGACCTCACGCCCCCCGGCACCGACATCGCCGCGCTGCCGCAGATGGTCGCCGCCGGCATCATGACCCCAGCCGAAGCGCGCGCCTGGATCGACCTGGAAAAATCCGCCCGCAGCCAAAAGCTCGACCGCGCCCGGCTCATCGCCGAGCTGCTCGACGCCATGGAGGGCTGATATGCCCGCTCGCATACCGGATGAGACGCGGCGCGACATCCTGGCCGCCATCAAGCGCATGGAACCCTCCGGCGCCATCGCCGAGCGTTTCGGCGTCAGCCGCAAGTTCGTCGATACCCAAAAGCGCCGCCTCTTCGGCCCGGGCACCCCCGGCAAGACCCCGCGCTACGGCATCGATGTGCGCCGCGAAGCGCGCGAACGCTATCTCGCCGGCGAACCCATCGCCCACATCAGCCGCGCGCTGTCCGTCTCGGAAAACACCCTGCGCGTCTGGGCGCGCGACTTCGGCTGGAAAACGGAGCTTGCCAACCGGCGCCAGACCCCCGCCCAGCTCGAGGCCGAGATCAGTCAGGTCACCGCGCTGCTGCGCGCCGCCGGCGAAGCCCAGGCCTACAAACTCACCCTGCGCCTGCGCATGCTCCAGAAGGCGCTGGACGGCATCCGCCGCAGCCTGCCCAAGCCCAAGCCCTTGCCCAAAGTGGCCAACTTCGCCAGCCGCGAGCTGCTGGCAAAAGCCCTGGCGCCGGACTACGGCCTGCTGCCCTACCAGCGCCGCTTCATCGAGGACGACGCCCGCTACCGCTGCGTGCTCAAGGCCCGGCAGATCGGCTTCACCTATGTCATCGGCCTGTCGGCCGTGCTGGGGCTGGCCGCCGGGCGCGACCAGATCATCGTCTCGGCCTCCGAAGACCAGGCGCGCCTGGTCATGGGCCACCTGCGCGCCCACGCCGAAAAGCTGGGGCTGCCCATCGACGAAGACACCGACCGCGAAATCCGCATCGCTGGCAGCAAGGCCGTGGCCCTGTCCACCAACTGGCGCACCGCCCAGGGCTACACCGGCGACGTGTGGTTCGACGAGTTCGCCTGGGCGCCGCGCCCGGATCAGCTTTTCAACGCCGTCGTCCCGGCCATCACGCGCGTGGGCGGGCGCATCACGGTCTGCTCCACCCCCTGGGTGCCGGGCAATCTCTTCTGGAAGATCGCCACCGATCATCAGGGCAAATACACCCACTACAGCCGCCACACCATCACCATCCACGACGCCCTGCGCGAAGGCATGCCGCTGCCCGGCGGCCTCGACGAGCTACGGCTGAACTTCGACGCCGCCTCGTGGGCGATGTTCTTCGAGTGCCAGTGGGCCGAAGAAGAGGGCGCGCTTCTACCCTGGAGCCTGCTCGATGCCATCGCCGAGGACATCGCCCCCGTTGGCAGGAAAGCCGCCGCGCCGCGCTATGGCCGCCTGCGCCTGGGCGTCGACCTGGGCCGCGTCGCCGACCGCACCGCGCTGGTGCTGGTCGGTGAGCTGCTCGACCCGGTGAGCGCAGCCCCCACCGGCCGCGTGCGCTTGATCCATCACCACAGCGTGCAGGGCATGGACTTCGCCAGTCAGCGAAGCCTCATCGAGGACTGGATCGCCCGCTATGACCCCGAGCAGGTCGCCATCGACCGCTCCGGCCTGGGCTGGCAGCTCGCCGAGGAACTCGCGCGCGCCCACCCTGGGCGCGTCATGCCGCGCGCCTTCTCCGCCCCCTTCAAGGAGCGGCTCGCCCTCGACCTGCTCAGGCTTGCCGAGCAGAAGCGCCTCTCGATCCCGCGCGACCCGGCGCTGATGGCCGAGCTGCACGCCGTGCGACGCATCCCCACCGCCACCGGCATCCGCTACGACGCCCCCAGGGATGCCACCGGCCATGCCGACCGCTTCTGGGCGCTGGCGCTCGCGCTCGACGGCATGGCCGGGGTCAGCCGCGCCGCGAACATGGAGGTGGAGCTGTGGTGACGCTGCCCGACCGACGGCTCATGCAGATGCTCGCAGAGCACCTGCGCGAGATCGCCCAGCGCCAGGGCAATATCCCATGGCGCACCGGCAACCTCTACAAATCCATCATCGCGCGCGTCATTTCGGACAGCGAAGCCACCGTCGGCACCAATGTCCTCTACGCCCGCGCCGTGCACGACGGCCGGCCGCCGATGGTCATCAAGCCAGCGCGCAAGAAAGCCCTCTACTGGAAAGGCGCGGCGCACCCGGTCAAGGCCGTCAAGCACCCAGGCATCAAGCCCAACCCCTACCTCGCCCGCGCAGCCGAACGCTTCACCCGCGAGCCGCTGCCGCCAGACATCCGCGCATACGTCGGCGAAGAGATGGCGCGCGCGCTCGAAGCGCATTTCAAATCCCTTGGACTGGAGGTCAGACGCAGATGACCACGAATCGACGCCTCATCGCCGGCTTCGGCGCCTCGGCCATCGCCGTGGCCATGATCGCAGGCTTCGAGGGCTACTCCTCCCACGCCTACGACGACGGCGTGGGCGTGCAAACCCTGGGGTTCGGCTCCACCACCCACCCAGACGGCCGGCCCGTCATGCCAGGCGATACCGTCACCCCGCAGCGCGCCGTGGTCATGCTCGCCAACGACGCAGACCGCATCGCCCGCGACCTGGCCCGCTGCATCGGCGACGTGCCGCTCGCACAAAACGAATGGGACGCCTATGTCTCCTGGGCCTACAACGTCGGCCAACGCGCCGCCTGCGCATCCACCCTGGTCAAGCGCCTGAAGCAGACCCCGCCAGACTACGCCGGCGCCTGCCGCGAGCTGCTCAAATGGACGAAGGCCGGCGGGCGCGAGCTGCCGGGGCTCATCAAGCGCCGGCAGGCTGAGTACCGCCTGTGCATGGGAGAGGGCGCATGATCCCGCTGCCCACCGTCTGGATCGCCGCTGCCGCGCTGGCCGCAGGCGCGGCCGGCGGCTATGCGCTGGCGTCAAAAGTCTCGGCTTCCGAGACGGCACAGGCCGAAGCCCGGCTCGCCCGCTGCGAAGCTGGCCGGGCCGAAGACGCCCGCGCCGCCGCCGAACGCACTGCTGCCTTGCTCGCCCGCGCCCAGGACGCAGACCGCGCCGCAGCCGAAAAGCTCGCCGCGCAAAAAGCCGCGTTCGACAAGCGTTTGAAGGAGGTTCGACGTGAGATTTACAGCCTGTCCACTGGCCGCGAGTGTCTGTCTGGCGCTCTGCGGCTGCGCCTCAACCGCGCCATCGCCGGCGCCGACGACCTGCCCGCGCGTCCCGGCGGCGCTGATCCAGCCGCTCCCGAGCCTGCCGACGATACCGCCGTCGCGCAGTGGATCGCAAACGCCGCCAGCGCCTACGACGACTGCCGCGCCCGCATCGACGCCATCCGCCACTGGGACGAGGTGACCCACGATGGCCGATGAAGCCGACCTCGCCCAGGCGAAGAACGAATACGAACTGGCCGCGCTGCTTGCCCGACGGCGACCTCAAGGCCCGGCGCCCACCGGCTATTGCCTGTGGTGCGGCGAGCCGCTCATGGACGCGCGCCGCTGGTGCTCGGCCGAGTGCCGCGACGACTGGGAGCGTCACCAGTCCTTCGACAGCCGCCACCACCAGTGAGAGGCCGGGATCGGCATCGGCGCGCCCGTCTCGTCCTCCACCCAGCCAGCCAGTTCCCGCGCCGGGTCGATGCGCGGGATCAGATCGCCGAAAGCGGCATCGAAAGCCTGCGGGTGCGCCCGCCAGAAGGCATCGATCTCGGCAAGCTCCGCCACGGCAGTCTGATCAAGCATCCCCTGCTCGCGCCCCACCTCGTAGGCCGAGCGCAGATGCAGCGTCCAGTCCAGGTCGAAGGTATAAAGCTCCGCATCCGGCTGCGTGATCACGTCATAGAAACCGAGGAACGCATCGTCTTTTGGATGCGAATAAAGCGTTCTCAGAACACGCCAAGCCATTTCTGCACCCCCTTGCCGCCCTGCGGCGCGAAAACCTGATTCATCAGGCTGCCGCCTTGCGCATTGCGCTTGACATGCAGCGTCGTGCGCTTGCCATCCGATAGATTCACCACGGCCGTCAGCCGCTGATGGTCATGGGTCAGGCGGTAAAACTCGGCATACAGTTTGCCACGGCGCAGGCTCAGCGCGATCTCGCGGTCGCCGCGCCGGATCAGATCATCCATCAGCGCGTTGTAGCGATCGAGCGTCATGGACTGCGGCGTGATGTCGAGCTGCGCGGCAAGCTCGGCGCGGTGCCTCTCCACGTGGCTCATCGCGTAGCGGAGATTGTCCCACCGCGCCATCCTGGCGCGCTCGATCAGCCGCAGCAAATCGCGCCTGGGCAGCGCCTCGCGCTGCCTGGCCGCCATCTGCCAGCGCTCGATCTCGTCGGCTTCCCGCTCGACGACCTCCGGATCCGTCCCCAGATACGCCACCGTCACCGTCCGGCAGCGGAAGTGATACGGCGGCAGCCCCACATTGCCCGGCAGCACCTTCGTCCCGCCGGAAAACGCCATCGTCGCATCCAACATCGGCCAGGCCGCCTTGGCCGCCTCCATGTGGCCGCGCTCGATGGCCGCCAGATACTTGTCGCGCTGCTGCTGGATCGTCTCCATGCGGATCAGCCGCCCGTGCATGCTGCGGCAGATCGGTGTGGTGCGCTCGTCGATCCTCGCGCGCACCTCCAGATACCGCACCTGCGCCTGCTCGTAGCCCGCCACGCGCCCCATCTCCCGCGTCTTCGTCGCGATCGTATCCGCCGTGAGCTGCCAGTACGCCATGCCGCGCGCCTCGATCCCGTCGAACGTCTCGCTCAGCCGCTCGGCGAGCGTCTCATACGACCAGCCGCGCTCGAAAAACTCCGCCACCGCGCCGGTCACCGCCTGGCGCGTGCCCGCGTCCCAGTGCCGGCCGATCCAGTGCATGTCGAACCGGCGCAAAAGCTCGAGCGCCGCCTCGTCCTTCAGGCCAAAGGCGTAATCGATCCCGGCCGCCGCGCGCGCCGCTGCCATCGCCTCGGCCTCATAGATCGCCTGCGGCAGCGTCGCCACCGGCCCATCGAGCGCCCGGCGCATCGCCTCATCGCCGATCTCCGCCTCGATCGCCGCCACGATCCGCGCCTCGTCAGCCTGCGTAAAGCGCGCCGGATCGATGCCGCGCAGGCCTTCCAGCGCCCGCCGCAAAGCCGCCTCGACCCCAAGGCTCCACGAGCGCGTCATCGCTGCGGCCAGCCGCTCGGCGAGCGCCTCGAACGCCGCCTCATCCTTCGCCAGCAGGGCGATCAACTGCCGCTTGAGCCGCGCAAGCCTTGCGCTCTGTGGCGCCATGCCGCACCGATCCATGTCTGACCTCCTCGAACGTCACCCACCGCGCCCCGCAGCACCCGCAGAGGCGGTAGCGCTTGATCAACCCGCCGCCATCGGCCGCCGGCAGCCGCACCGTGCCATACACCCTGACCGCGCCGCTGCCGCATGCCGGGCAGTTCATGTGCCACCTCTGAGTGCCTGACGCGCGCGCTCCAGCATCTGCCGGATGTGCTCGCGCTGCTGTGGCGTCGGCGCCGGTTCTGGCAGCGCCTTGGGGCTTGGCCGCGACGGCACGTGCTGCCAGATCGCCGCTGGCGCAGGCCAGCGATCGGCATGCGCGGCAAGCGATCGGAACGCCGCCCGGATGCGCGGCGCATCGAGCTGCGCATCCCACCGCCCGCCACGCACCATCAGGGCATCCGCCCACGCCAGCGCCACCGCCTCCACCGCATCCGCCGGCGGGCAGCCCTCCAGCCTGAGCACCAGCAGCCGCTGGATACCCTCGGCCACCTCCGCCACCAGCCAGCCGGGCGCCTCACGCATGGCCCACCTCACCGCGCGCGCGTCGCTTGAGCGCCTCCAGCCTGAGCACCCCGTCCACCGTCGCCGACGGCTTGTGCGCACGCTCACCTGCCGCGCCATGGACATCCAGCGCATCCATGCGCGGCGCCGGCGTGCAGCCGGTGCGCGCCTGCACGCTCTCGGCCACGCGCCTCAAATAATTGTGGTTCTCCAGCGGCCGCACATCGCCCGCCTCGCGCTTGGCCAGCATCGCCTCCACCGTCTCGGCCAGCGCCGCCTCCAGCACCTCGGCATCCAGCCCCATCGCCAGCGCCTCACGCGCCAGTCTGAGCGCCCGATCCCAGGCCAGCGCGCGCTTTGCCGAGCGAAACAGCCCGAGATAGCGCACCAGCGCGCGCGACACCCCATCCGGCAGCGTCGCCAGCAGCCCAAACAGCTCCCGCGCCGCCGCCTCCTCGGCCCAGGCCTCCAGGGCCGTCTCTGCATGACACACCGGGCACCTCAGCCTCACCGTGCACCCTCCCGCCGCTGCTGGTAGCCAAGCGCCGCCACCGCCTTGCGCAGCATCGGCGCCGGCGCCCACTCGATCCGCTCCACCGTGCAGCCCATCTGCCTGAGCACCCCCAGCGCATACGCCGGAAACGGCCGTCCCAGCCCATGGCACTGCGCCGCCAGCTTCCTGATCAGCGGCGACCGGTCGTCAGCGGCCCTCACGGCCTTCAGGTAAGGCAGCCGCACCGCGGCGCCGGCCCGCTGCCAGTGCCGGATCAGGCGCACCAGCGCCGCCTCGTCCATCTCGCGGCACGACTCGACCCCTGTCACCTGACGCTGCACCAGCCGGCGCGTCTCCTCGTCCGCGCCCACCTGCGCCGCCGCCATGTGCGCCAGCGCGATCAGCTTCTTTCTGTCCATCCGTCGGCCTCCATCAAACATGCCCGCGCGCCATGCGCGCGCGGGCAGGGTTCATGCGGCAAACAGCATGTAATCGTCCTTTTTCCTGCACATGCAGCACATCCGGTTATGCGGCCCCTCGCTCGCAAACCTTGTGCCGCAGCACATACAGCGCCGCTCGGCTTTCTTCTTCTCCTTCTGCGGCTCCTTGATGTAGATGTGATACTTCACAGAGCTGCGCGAAAGCCCGGTCAGCCGCATGATCTCCTTGATAGACGCCCCGGCGCGATACAGCCCTTCGACGTCCTGGCACACGCCGCTCACCGCTCGGCCCGCCATGTCACGCTCTCGCTCTTGGCCGTCTTCAGGCACGCCCCGATCGCCGGCTGCAGCGGCTCATCCCCGTCGCACGCCATCTCGATCAGCTTCTGCTCGGGCTTGTAGACCGTCTCGGCCTTCACCAGGTCGTCGAACCGGAAGCCCAGCACCGCCTTGAGCCGCTCCGCATCGGCGATCTTCACGCTCGAGCGGCTGGCGATCGACGCCCGGCAGATGCCGGTCGCCACCAGCGCGCAGCCCGTCCCGTGCGCCTCGACGAGCCGCGCGTTGATCCCGTCGAGCTGCTCCTGCAGCGCTTCGATCTCGCCCTTGATCCGCCAGCCCTCGATCAACAGCCGCACGCTCGCCGCATCGAGCTGCGCCTCCTGCCCATCGACGATCTTCACCCCGGCAGGCTGCGCCGCCTTGGCCTCGGTCTGCGCCTTCACCTGCGTTTCCACCTTCTTCAAAGCTGCTTTGGCCATCATTCACACTCCTTTTCAACGCCCGCCGCCACGGGCACGCTCCTGAAACTCTCCGCCAGCGCCTCGAGCGCCTTCATCGCCGCGCCAGCGTCGCCATGCACCGCGATGTCCTTGAGCGTCAGCTCATAACGAGCCAAGCGCCGCATGAGCGCCGCCACGATCCAGGCATCCTCCACCGTCGCCAGGCCGCACTCGATCCGCTCGATAAGGCTTACCCCCCTCTCCCCCTGGGAGAAGGGCCGTGGGAGAAGGCCACCCACCATCCTCACGCCCCCTCCAGATCGCGCCGCGCCGCCGCCACATGCGCAGCCGCCAGCGCCTCGCCAGCCGCCTGCGCCATCATCCGCGCCAGCCGCAGCACCTTCACCACCGCCCGGATCGCCCCCGGCTGCCGGCCGATCTCCATCACCTCGCGCCAGGCCTCGCCGCCGGCCGCCTTCGCCACCGCCTCGATGTCCGCATCCTGCGCCCGCCGCAGGCTCACCCGCTTGCCGATGCGCGAAAACAGCCGGTCAAGGTAAGCCGCCCGGCTCCCACCCGTCATCCGCGTGTAGACCAGGTCATTGCCCACCAGCGCCAGCCCCACCCCCGCCGCGTCAAAGATCGAGCGCAGCGCATCCAGCGCCGCCACCGACAGATGCTGCGCCTCATCCACCACGATCAACCCGCCGGTCTCCCGCACCCGCGCCACGATCTCGCGGTGGATGCGCGCCGGCGACTGTGGGCAATCCTTAACCCCCACCGCCGCCGCCACCTCCTCCAGCGCCGCCGTCACCCCCGCATGCCCGGGCGTCATCACCGCCACCCACACCGCCGGGCGCGTGCGGGCATACTCCTGCACCGCCATCGTCTTGCCGACCCCGGCCGCACCGTAGATCACCGCCACATCGGCGGCCATCTGCGCATACGCCAGCGCCGCCACCACCCGGCCCGCCGTGGGCGTCGGCACGAACGCCGGCGCCTGCGGCAGCCGCGCCGCCGCCCGCTCCTCGCGCGCCGCCATCCACGCGGATAGCCGCTCCACGATCCGCGCCGGATCCGCCGCATACGACCCCGCCAGCACCTGCGACAGCGCCGAAGTACTCACCCCAGCCTCCTTCGCCACCCGGCTCTGGCTTGCCTCGCCCGCCTCGATCAGCCCGCGCACCCGGCTGACCACATCGATCGACTCCGCTACCACTTCCATCTGCCTGCTCCTTTTTCTAAGGTCATCACCCAGCCATCCGCTGCGCCATCTCCAGGATCAGCGCATCCGTCCTGGCCACCAGCTCATCCAGCCGCGCCTCCTCCTGCGCATCCCGCGCAGGACCCGCAGACTGGAACATCCGCACCGCTGCCGGCTCGACAGCGCCAGCCGCATCCGGCGCCGGCGCAGTGAGCATCTCCACCTGCTCCAGATACCTAAGCCGCTCACGCGACGCCCGACGCGCCGCAGCGCGATAGCGCTTCACCGCCTGCGCCGCCATCTGGTCATCGAACGGCGCCACCGACGGCTCTGCCCAGCCGATGAGCTGCCCATCGATGGCGCAGACCGCCACCGGCCTCTTCAAATCGTCCGGGTCGAAGCGCACCACCACCTTCTGCCCGGCCACGCCCCAGCCCGGCTCGCAGGCATACGCATTGCCGCACACCACCACCCTGTTGTCTGGCCGCACCTTCACCGGCTCCGCCGCCATCAGCAGCATCGCCTGCTGGGAGGGCGCCAGCTTGGTCACCACACGCCGGCCGTAGCTCTCGGCGAACACCGCATCGAAACTGCGCCCCTTCGCCGTCTCCGTCCGCCGGCCCTCGCGCGCGTTGTGCCGCGCGATCGCCTCCGCGCAGACCTGCTCGACCAGCGCCCAATCCGCCGCCTTAGAGCCGTAGTTCTCCGGCTTCGCATCCGGTCGGTTGCCCGTATACGCCCCGGCCAGCCGCGCATCCTTTGCGATCTCCTCCGCCAGATCGCGGAACGCCCGCTCGATCGGCTTGGCCTGGCCGTGGAACGGCGTCGCCCAGTGCACCTCCACCCCCAAGAGCGGCAGCGCACCCAGCATCTCATCCGCCTGCACCTTGAAGCGATACCGCCACGGCGCCCCGCCAGTCAGCAGCTTCGCGCCGAACTCACGCCCGTTGTCCATCAGCGCGTGATCCGGCACCCCGTAGCGCGCCACCATGTCCAGGAATGCCAGCAGTGCCGAATACGCGTTCAACGTCGGCGTCAGCCGCCAGCTCAAAATCTTCCGACTATGAATGTCCTGCCACGCCACCAGATGCACCCGGCCAACCCCGCCGCCGAAGCGCTCCGGCAGCCGCACGAATACATCCAGCCGGTGCCCGTCCGCATTCACCCACTCCAGCGCCGACAGATGCGCCACCGAGCGCTGCAGCGGCGAATACATCGCCTCGAACGCCTGCCGCCCCTCCCGCGCCAGCACCACCAGGCGCGAATCCAGCCGCGCCACCCGCCGCGCGATAGAGGCGTAAGACGGCAGCGTCCACCCACGCGACGCCGCATGCGCCTGCACATCCCGCACCACCTTGTGCAGCGATGGCTTCTCCGGCCGCAGATACCCCCTCAGGATCGCATCCCAAGCCTGACCGGAAATCTCCGCCTCGCGCTGCGCCTGCACTCCCCAGCGCGGCGCCAAGAGCGCCGGCCACGCCGCCACCGGCGCACCCTGCACCCCCGCGAACGCCCCATGCCCCCACCACCAGCGCGCCAGCGTCCCCGCCGGCACCCCAACCTCCGCCGCCGCCTGCTGCACCGCATGCCGCGCCGGCATGCCAGCGTCGATCGAGCGCTTGACCGCCAGACACGCCCTTGCCCGGCGCATCGCCTCATCCCGCACCCGTGCCGGCCGCGCGGCCAACTGCTCCATCGCCGCATGCCAGGGCTCGGCGCAGCCGGAAGAAGAAGTGGCGGTGGTGGCCGGAATCGAACCGGCCCCAAGGGTTAGATGCCCTTTGCCTGCGCTCGCCGAGCCGTCGCCCGGTTTGCCACAGGTACCGTCGCCGCGCGGCAGCGCTACCGCCGGTGATACCAAGGCGCATCCAGCGCCACCACCGCCGGCGAGCCCGCCGTCCGCGCTGGCGGGCGCGGCCCCGGACGGAGCGGGGCTGGAGCACACCCCGCCGACAGGCTCGCCGCCGGAGGCGGCGTGGATTTCGGCAAGCCGCTGCTCTGCCAGCCACCGATCGATGCGAGCGCGCACAACCGGCGGCAGAGCCTCGATGTCGTAGACCCGCCGCCGCCCACCCCGGCAGGTCTCCTCTTTGTACGGCCAGGATTCGCGGAGGGCGCGGCGCTCAGCCGCACGCTTTGATACGCCTATCGCCTTGGCGATTTCGTCAATCGACAAGGCTTTCATTCTTCTACCACCCCGTCCTTCAATCCAAGGAGAACGGCTGCCTTGTGCGCCTGCCCGCGTCTACCCTTGAAACGGCCGCGCAGCACCTCGTAGACGATGCGGTCAGAGACGCCGATCTCTCTGGCGAACTGGCGGATCGTCTTGCCGCGCCGCTCAAAATCGGCCCTGACCTCCTCAGGTGACCTGATTGGCTTTGTCAATGCGCTCAT